AAGTTCGGCGGCCTGGATGCACAACCCGATCGCCGTCATCATGATGGGGGGGTTGGAATCTCCGAGAGCTTCGATGCGCTCACGTCGCTCCAGCCCGCCGGGAATCCCATCAGCCACTCGCAGAGATCCGGGGACACCCGCACCCCAAGGGTTTCCGGCAAAGGCTCCCCCCGAGAGGCGTTCAAGCGCCCATGATCGGGCCTGCCCGGCGACCTGTAGTCTCGACAGGTCACGGTGGGCAAGGATGAACACTCGCCGGCGTTGATGCGGCGCACCAAAGTCTGTAGCCGCAAGACCAAGTCGGGCTGTTCGGTAGCCAAGTCCCGCCAGATCGCTCGTGACCTCGGCTTCCCACGCTGCGTTACCCGGCGGCTGCTCGACAACGATCCAGGCAGGCTCGACGCGCTCACAGATCCTCCTCATCATGGGCCAGAGGCTCTCGCCCGTGCGCCTCCCCTGGATGGCTGAGGCGACGCTGGTTTTCTGGCATGGCGGGCCGCCGATCACGAGATCGGCCGAGCCCCGCTCCGGGGCGAGGGTCGCGACATCCTCGTCAATCGGGACGCCTGGGAAGTGGCGAGCCAGGACACGACGCCTGAACGGATTGACCTCCACGAACCGGACCGTCTGGAATCCGCCGGCGGCGTGGAGCCCCAGCGCATGCCCGCCGATGCAGGAGAACAGGTCCAGGACTCTCAGGGCATGCGGGGTCACGTAGAGCATGATCTCTCCTTAGTGGCCGACAAAATCCCAGTTAGCTTCGGCCATCGGGTACGGACGCCTAGAAGGCGTCCGTCAACTCATAGGTGGTCTCGACGCCGTCCTCGCGGTTCACCCAGCGCTCCCAGGATGCAGCTATGGCCAGCACGTCGCCAGACTTGAGTGATGGCCGGGCGGCGCCAAACTCGGCCGCTGCCTTCAGGATAGCGAGGCGGGTGATGGTGCGATCCTTCGTGGACGGTGCCGCCGGCTCGCCGCTGCCGCCGCGCACGGGCGACGGGAGCGCCCCGTCAGCGGGAGCCACTGCCCGCAGAAAGCCCGCCTTGTCAAGCGTGCAGGTCACGCTCACGCCGCGCTCCGGGAGCACGACGCCGACGGCAAACTTCGAGATGTTGAACCAGGAATCGTGGCCTTCGAGCTTCAGGCCCTTCTCGTTCACGGAGCGGACGATGCCCGAGACGATCGTGTCTGGCGAGACTGCCATCACGCCGCCTCGCCCATGACGACGCCGAAGCGGGCAGCGCGCTCGGCCAGCTCAGAGCAGGTGCCGCAGCAGAGGCCCTGGCGGCGGGCGCGGCAGACGGCCACGTGGATCTCGTAGCGCTCGACGGCTGGTGGTAGGATGGATCGGGTCATCTGGGCTTCCTCCGGGTGATCCTGGCGCCGTCAGTGGGTGAGATCACTGACGGCGTCGCTTCGTACAAACAGTATAGCATATCTGTTATAGTTTGATCCAAGTAGGAGTGACTATGATCCTGACTCGACTGAAGGAGATCCGCCTGCGCCAGGCGCTCAGCATGCGGGCGCTGACCGAGCTGTCTGGGGTGACGCCGACGACGATTGTGCGTGCCGAAAAGGGCGAGCACGTCTATCCGACGACGGTGCGTAAGCTGGCGAAGGCGCTCCGCGTCAGGCCGGCCGACCTGTGCGGAGATGCGGAGCAGCCGCCAGCCATGATGGAAGCGCCGACGACCGTCCCGATCGACGAACGGCGGGCCGTCCTGGTCGCCAACATGCTCGACCAGGCCGAGCGAGCGCGCGGCCGTGGCGACGACGCGGGAGCGCTCCAGTTCGAGCAGATGGCGGCCGAGGCTGCCACCGCGAATGGCGTAGACTAAGCGCAGCAGAATGCCCCGCCAGCACGACGAATGCTGCGGGGCGCGGTGAACCTGTTGAGGAGGCTCACATGAGCAGTGTATCCAACGACCAGGCCGAGCGGGAACGCCGCGCCGATGCGATCCTGGACCAGATCCCACAGGCCGACCTCGAAGCGCTCATGGACGTGCTCGCGCGGCTGGCGATCTCGGTGGCCCGCAACGAGTCCCAGCGCGACGCCGACGAGGCCGAGTCATGAGCGCGGCACCGCTGGCACGACCGCGCGCCATCCTGTACGACCGCGTATCGACGGTCGTCCAGTCCACCAACTATAGCGGTGGCAAGGATGGCTTCCAGCTCGACAAGTGCAGCGCCCACGCGGCCGGGCGCGGCTGGACGATCGTCGACCAGATCACCGACGTAGACAGCGGCGCCAAGTGGGAGATTGACGGCATCCTGGATGCCGTCGAGCGGGCGAAGCGCGGCGAGTACGACAAGCTCGTCGTCTACGAGACCTCACGGTTTGCGCGAGACGTCGGCAAGAAAGCCGTCTACGAAGCCGCGCTCAAGCGGTATGGCGTTCAGGTCGTCTACCTGAACGTCCCGGACGGTGACCCTGACGAGACGCAGTTCATCAGCGACATGTTCGGAGCGCTCGACGCCTACGAGCGCCAACGCATCCGTCGGCGCGTGATGAACGGCATCCGTCAGAAGGCGAAGGGGGGCCGAGTGGTGGGCGCAGGAGTTGCGCCGTACGGCTACGAGTACGTGACGGCCTGGAGCGACGCCAAGCGTAAGCCGGTGCCGATCGGGTTGGCCGCGCACGCGGAGCGCGCCGCCATTGCCGGGCGGATCTTCCTCGCCGCGACGACCTCGCCGCTCGGGGAGATCGCCAGAATGCTCACGAGCGAAGGCATCCCGACGCCGACTGGACGTGGCGCCCGCTGGACGCCAGCGACGCTCTCGCAGATGCTTGCCAAACGCGTCTATGTTGGCGAGTGGCAGTACGGCGAGATCACTGTGGCAGTCCCGCCGATCGTCGACCGAGCCGTGTTCGACGAGGCCCGCATGCGCCTCTCCGAGCGTCGGGTCTCACGGCGAGGACGCGGTGCGGACGAAGACGACGTCTACCTGCTACGCGGGATGCTCCGCTGCGGCCATTGCGGCGGCCTGATCTCGACCTGGAAGGCGTCGCGCTGGCCGACTGCGGTAGGTGGGCCACGCCCGACGACGACGTCGTATCTGTGCCTGCGTCACAAGCCCGGGCGTGCGGCCAGGGCCGGTGTCGAGGTCTGTCCGTTGCCGATGCTACCGGCGGCGATCGCTGGTGACGTAGCCGACCCGTCCCGGCGGATGGGGATCGAGGACGCGGCCCGCGCGTGGATCGAGCAGCAGGTGCTCAATCCACGCGCGTTGAGTGCGCTTGTCGAGCGCGTCGACGAGCTCCACGGCGACGCGCAGCGCACGCGAGAGCGCCAGATCGCGGACCTGGACGCGAAGATCGCACAGCATGAGCGACGGCTCTCGCGCGCCATCGAGGAGCAGCTTGACACCGATCGCGGGTCGGCCAAGTACGAGATCCTGGTCACTGCCGAGCGCCAGGCAACCGAGCTGCTAGAGCAGTTCGCCGCGAGCCGTGCGGCGCTCGTGGCGTTGCCCGAGCCCGGGCTGAGCGCGGCTAGTCTGGCGCGCCTACGTGCCGTGGTCGACGCCTACATTGATGAGATCGACGACGACGAGACACGGCCCGAGCGGCTGCGTGAGTTGTACCGAACGCTCAAGCTCCGCGGGACGGTGACGCTCGATCCGGACGGGCCGTTTCGGCTCGGAGCGCATCGGTACCGTCTGGCCTGGAGTGCGTTGGTCGCGGGGGATAGTGACAAGCTCACGTCCGAGAACTGGACACTATGCTCCGCTGACGGATACACCCTGACGTCGGTCCTGAGCGGCCTGGCACCCCTCTGGTAGGCGCGTTCTGGACTTCTCATACCGGCAATTCTGAGCGCATATGACTCGGCTCTCGGTGGGTGACATCTGGCACGTGACATAGCCCTCATGAGCCAGGCAACCTGCTTGCCGGGTGGGTGGCACCTAGCGTGTCACGCCTCGGCTCGGAGCCGACGCACAGCTTCCGGCCGTAACGTCTTCAGCCGGGCCACGGCGTCGGTCCAGGCAACCGCTAACTCACGGCTATTGAGCACGTAGTACAGGCTCAACTCCAGTAACGAGCGCGCCTCGCGCGCCGTCGGATCGTGAGCCGCCCAGATGGCAATCGCAAGCTTCCGCTCGATGTCTCTCATGGTAGCGCGGTTCAATTCGCCCGTCGCTGGATCACTGGCGAGACCGCGCGCCAGGAGGTTCACGGTCTTCGGCTTGGGGCTCCGCGTTTTGCCTTTGATGATGTAGACGATGGCGTTGCGGGTCAAGCCGCTATAGCGCATCACCCGCGCGACGCTGGTGCGCTGATCTCGCATCAAGCCGGCGACTGTCTCCCCCAGAAACCCCGCGGCTATGAGTGTCATACAACCGCCCAGCGCATTGCTCAATGTGCACTGGTCATTCTGGGCCTTGGGCGCATCAAAGGAAAAAGACTTTTACCATCAACGTATTTGACGCTAACTAGGCTTCCTACTATGCTCTGAAACGTGCAGCGCGCTGCTGGTGCTGTGTCAAGCGTCATGCGGGGGTAGTGCCGATCGAGCCTGGCTGAGGAGAGCGCACCATGTCGCGATCGCCGTTTCTAGCCGCCGTCCTGCGCCAGCAGGGCGTCTCGCAGGGCGAGCTTGTACGACGCACCGGATTGTCGAAGCCGACGGTCCACGATGCCTTTCTCGGCAATGAGGTCTCGCCGTACACGATGGCCAAGATAGCGATTGCGCTGAAGATACCGCTCAGCCAGCTTGACCCTGACGCGGCTGCGGATCTCGACGGCCTGGTCGTCCGCTAGCGCTCGCCGGCCTGACCTGGAAAGGAGGCCGTCGAATGGCGCGCCGTCACCGGGCCGTTGTCGTCTTGCTCACCGTCGAGGACTTCGCGGCCCTCGAAGCGAGCGCTGACGCTCACGCTCACGACACGTACCTGCACGCGCACTGGCTGCTCGCTCGAAGCCTCGGCGTCCGCGTGCCCGAGGCCGCCGCTTCAAGCGACGACAGTGTCATGCCGGAGCGAGCGCAACGAAGCGCCGCCCGGGGATGGCTACCGAGCGGCGCTCGTGATGCGAGCCGGCCAGGGCGCGCATCGAAAGGGGAAACTGATGCCTAGCGTACCACAGGACAGACGCTCAGACGACCTGACGGAGATCGCCCCGGACGGCCCAGTCTCGGACCTGGCCGCTGTCCGGATCCTGATCGACGATCACGTCGAGCGGCTCGCAGCGCTGCTCCCCTACACCGACGCGGTGCCGGCGGGGCGGCAGTGGACCGTGCCGATTGGCCTGGACTGCGGCTTCGACGGCGAGCTCGTGATCCGCGTCCGCGACGCTGGCGACTGCGAGCGCTCGGACAGCCAGCCGCTGGCCGTCGGCGGCGGGGGAGGGCGGTAATCATGCGCGTCGCTCGCGACGTAGCTAGCGGCGTCTGGGCGTCGCTCAGGGAGACGCTCCCGAGCACGGAGGACGAGGCCGGGCCCTGGCTCGGCGGCTTCGCCTGGGCGTTTGGCCTGCATTGGGTGATTCTGATCCTGGTCACGCTCGCCTGGTACGGGGGGCACTCATGAGCGTGCCTGCGACGCGCATGGAGCGGCCGGAGGCGATCGCCATCGCTAAAGCGTTCGTCGCGCAGATCGAGGACTGCTGTGCGCAGATCAAGGTCGCAGGCTCGCTCCGTCGTCGGCTCGCGCACATCGGGGACATCGAGATCGTGGCCGAGCCGAAGACTGAGCGGCTGGAGTGCGGCCTGTTCGGCGACGACATCGGCGAGTCTGACCTGCTCGACGATCGTCTGGAAGCGCTGCTCGACAACGGCACGGTGCAGCAGCGACTCGACGTGAACGGCCGCCCGCGCTGGGGGCCCGTGGTCAAGTACCTGACGTACCGCGATGCGCGGGTCGACCTGTTCTGCCCCGACGCCGGCCGCTTCGGCTGGATTCTCCTGCTACGGACCGGCCCGGCCGCGTTCTCCCGCCAGCTCGTGGTGCCTAGCGGCAAGATCCCGGGCGAGGCGCGCACGCACACCAAGACGAAAGACGGGCGGTGGGGGCTCATGCCGCCGCACATCGTCCCTAGAGACGGCTGGCTCACGTACCGCATGAGCGGCGAGCGCATCGAGACGCCGACCGAGCAATCGGTCTTCGAGCTGTTCGGCCTGCCGTACCAGGAACCGTGGGAGCGGACCTGATGGTCGCTCACGTCGTGCCCGATCGCGACATGCGCGGCCCCGGCTGCGACGAGCGCTGCACGGTGGTCCAGGCGCTGCTCGTCGGCGTCTTCGGCAGATCCGAGCTGCTGCTCCACGATGCGACCGCGCACGAGGAGTACGGCCGCTGGTTAGCCGAGCCGGCGCGACCATCCGAGCCCGAGGTGCGCGCCAGCGGGCCGCTGGCCGTGAACCTGGCGACACTGGACGTCGCGGTCGGCGGCGAGGCGATCTTCCTGACGCCGACGGAGCTACGGCTGCTCCTCGTGCTCGTCCGTCGGCTCGGCGAGGCCGTTTCCCAGGAGGAGCTGCTCTCCTGCGCCTGGGGGCCAACCTGGGTCGGCGAGGCGCACGTGCTGCGCGTGAACATCTCTCGGCTACGGAGCAGGATCGGGCCGGCCGGGCGGCTGATTACGACGCTCGCCACCTTCGGCTATCGCCTGGAGGCCGTGCCGCCTGGTGACGTCGGACCCCTGACGGCAGTGCGGCGCTACGAGCCGTTGGGCCGCTGGTCTCGGCTCTGGGAGCACTGCCGGATCTGCGGGACAACGCAGGCGTCGCACCGACAGAACGGCGTCTGTAATCGGCGGGCCTGCCGGCTCGCCGCGTCGAGATGAGGGAGACCACCATGTCCGTCGATGCGCTCTCAACCGACCAGCCGCGCGCCCTGGTGGCGACCGAGCGTGAGGAGGCAGGGCTCACCGCGCTTGACGACGTCCTGGGCTCGGGCGATCTGTCGAAGCTCTCGAACATCCAGCGGGTCGGCCACTACCTGCGGCTCTGCCGCTCGCTCGGGCTCAACCCGCTCTCTCGCCCGTTTACCTGGATCTACTTCAAAGAGCGCGACGGCGAGCCCGAGCGGCTGGTGCTCTACCCGAACGAGTCGTGCACGGCGCAGCTCCGCCGGCAGCACCATATGCGGGTCGAGTTGGTCCGCCGCGAGGTCGTCGGCGAGCTGTTCGTCTGCGAGGTCAAGGCGACGACCCCGGACGGACGGATCGACTTCGCCTCGAAGTACGTCCCCTTGACGAATCGGTATGGGCGGCTCGCGGGGAACCAGCTCTCGAACGCCATGATGAAAGCGGAGACCGGCGCCAAGCGCCGCGTCACGCTATCGATGGTCGGCTTATCCGAGCCGCCGATAGAGGCGGGCACTGCCCGGCGCGTCACGATCGACGGGACGGGGCGGATCATCGAGCAGCCGACCGAGGCGGAGCGCTACCTGGCCGAGCACCCGCAGGCCGCGTCGGCGATCGGCGAGCCGACCTTCGAGGGCCAGGTGGTAACCGAGGACGACCTGCCGGAGGTGGCCGCCTCGCAGCAAGCGACGGCCGCCGAGCTTGAGCAGCCGAAGCGCACGGGGCCGCGCCCGTCATTGCGCCCGACCGAGGATGACGTGAAGCGGTTGCTCGGCGCCTGGTTCGCCGCCGTGGACGG